CCTGTTCCAGCAGTCAATCCTGTTGGTAGTCCTGTTAATGAACTTGAACTAGATCCACCTAATCCACCGTTTCCACTACTCATTTGTGGTGTAGCAGGAACTAATACAGATGGTTGAACAGTTTGTTGTCTACCAACAGTAACAGATGAACGCAATCTTCTGTAAATTAGGGCTGAATTTGTTGTTGCGTTTGACCAATTTCCTAAATTATTGGTGGAATCTATATTACCATCATTATCAGTATCGATATAGTTATACCAATTAGGATTTCTACCAGATATTAAATCAGACGGAGTTCCACCCAATATATTATTAAATTCTTCTACCCAATCTACATATTGTTTCGTTGTACCACCGTTTGTATCACGAAGATATTGTACATATATGTTATAGATTATTCTGAATTCATTTAAGATATTTCTTTGTATTTGAAGATTATCAGCAATACTATCATTTCCACTAGATCTCCAATCTGCAATTTGAAAATCTAATGAATCTAATTCTGCATCAATCGCAGAAATTTGTAATTCTAATGTAGATAATTGTCTATTTTGAACAGCAGTATTTGCCGCATTTAAGACACTTAAAATTATATCACTAAATAAATCTTCCATGTATTACCTTAATAATCAAGTTTAACTTTAATAACAACTTCTCTATCAAATGATTTTTCTATTGGTTGACTTAATTTAGCAACAGCCAATAAATTTGAAAAATCATCATACAAACCAACGGTAGTAGCATATACCTTTGGATCATCATACATTCTTGTGTGTTTCAACTGATTTGATCCCGTAAAGAAACTTGGATTGTTTGTAAAGTTAAACTCATTATTGAGTAATCTTACAAAATAATAAGAAGATGCAACAACTTCACTCGTTGAACCTTGGAATGAATGAGATACCGAATTTAATGATATTGCACCACTTACTGATGTTACCAATCTAAATGCATTATTATTACCACTAGCAGTAGCAGGATTTCTTAAAGTTGCAAAAGAAGCAGATGCATCTAATGCCTTACCATTTAGAACAATCACACCAAAATCTGGATAATATAATCCCCAAGGAGTAGTATCTGCGGTATAAATTCCACCGTTTATACTTCCGCTTCTAATGTTATACACTCTACCGCCTTGTGTTGCAAGTTCAGTAGTAGGTGCACCGGAATCATCAATCAATGTAAATACTTTATTGGAAGAAGAAATTGCAACACCAGATGCACTCATTTCTGCCAATGTTAATTGCCAAGTATTGGTATTCATTCTATCTTTGAATCTTGCACGATTTACATTTATAACATACACATATTCGGATGTTTCATCGTTTGAAAACTTAAATAAATTTTGTCCTGCATTTAAAAGCAGTTGTTTATATTGAGCATAGACTGCCTTTGTTGGATAATCATAGATGTTCATTCCAAACGAACCAGTAGAAGATCCACTACCCAATGAGTCACCATAAGCAATCGCAAACTGTGATTCAGCACCTTGTAAATTTGATTGACTATTAAAAATTTCATAATAGTATCTTTTTTCATTATTAGATTGTGCAGAACTAGTGTAAATTGCAGTTAATGCAGCTTGTTGTTTTGACCACAATGGAGCAGTTATTACTTCTCTTTGTGATGTTTGAACTGCATCAGACGTAAACTTTTTAAAAGAAAAAACACTCATAATTTTAATACTCTAGGGTTACACTAATTGTTAATTCACTATTTAAGGTTTTTTTGATTGGTTTACTTAACTTAGCAACGGCCATCAAATCACCGGAACTATTGTATAAACCAACTGATGTAATGTATACTACTGGCTGAGATTCCCAACTTGTATTTATTAGCTTACCAGCTATCGGGATTCCGTTTGAATCTACTGTTCCATTTGGATATGCATAGGTTGGATTATTTGATGCCATTGGACCATAAGGAACTCTTACAAAATAAAATGATTCATTCTTTATTGATACAGACCTTGCAGTAAATCCTTTACTCGCAGTAGCAGCAGCACCACTAATTGCAGTAAACAGTTTGAAAGAATTATCACCGTCAATATTACTTCCGGTTACTGTGTTGAATGATGCAGATATATTTAATTTATCGGCTGATAATATTATTGCACCCTGGCTTGGAAATACAATACCGTAGCAATGTGGACTACTTGGGTTATAAATACCACCTTCGAGAGTTCCACTAACAACATATCTTGGTTTTGCAGAAACTGTGTCCAATTCCAATCTATTATTGCCATCACCCGAATCATCTATCAATGATATTATTTTAGCACCAGGTTTTACTTTTACGTTACTTCCAGTATGAACATTATTTACAACAGAGCTACCACTCAATTCTGCAATATTTATTTGGAAGTTACCCGGATCGAGTTTATCACCAAACTTATTACGATTTATATTGATTACATAAAAATCTGTCATAGGAGTATTTGAACCAGATAATTTTAATCCTCCTTCATCTCCATCCAAACACATCAATTTGTATTGTGAATATATCGAAGTTGAAGGTGTATCGCTTTTGTTGGCGTCACTTCCACCTGCCCATGATGAACCTGAACCGCTTATGTGTCCGTATGCAACAGAGAACATTCTTTCGTCATCACATGATAGAGAAGCGGATCCCCAAACTTCATAGTAATAATCTTGTGATGAAGTTGTCTGTGTAGAACTTGTAAAAAATGTTAGTAACTCGGAAGTTCCTGTGCCCCACAACGGGGTGATAAAAGACGATGACGCAATTATAGGTTGTATTCCAAGTGGTTCTATTGCACGAAAAATTCTGTCAGCCATTTTATATCCTATATTTTAATGCAAAAAAACATTATCTAGTATATGTTACAGGAAGCACAAAACGTGAACCATATAACTCATTTGTAATAATAACTTTTGTAGATTTAGATGAACCGTTAATGATGTCTTGAATTGGTTTACCCAATAATGCAAGTCTTACAACATTTGTTGTTGCATCTACTGATGATAATCCAGAAAGAGTCTTTGAATTACCAGAAACACTTGTTCTAACACCTGATCCTGCACCTACTGGTTGTAAATCGATATAAGTTGTATCTAAAATTGTAGCAGAATATGTTTGAGCTTGTAACTGTGTTCCGCCAATTTGACCTGTGTATTGAAGTGTTTCAAATTCAATAACTGTTCCAGTTGAAGGTTGTGTTGAGTAATTTATTGTTATAGATGTTCCACCTGGTTTAACAAAATTGATATACGGAATTGCTACTGTGCTCTTTTCGAGTGTAATCAATTTGTATTTCATAGATTGTGTTTCGTCTGGAATTGCCTCTGTGATGGGCATATTTTCAATAACTGCACCAAAATAATCACTACCTTCTGGATGTGAAGGATTCCATAAATCATAATCAACTTCATCATCTGACAAAGCAAATTGTGTAATATTAAAATTACCACGGCCTTGTGCTAAAAGTTCTCTACCTTTTTTTGTAAGAATTGCGTCTACGGTAATAACGCTGTTGTTTAAATAACCCATATTATACTCCTATGAAAAAAATTATTTACTATAATAAATATATCATTGTAGCAATTTATCAATCTTTTTTGACTAAACTGGAATATTTCTTTATTCCTATTAGTTGATTTGGTGATCCAGTTAAAACATTTACTTCAACTATTGGTCCACCGTCTGGTGTTACTGATGGTATAGGTATATCGTTTATACCTTCTAAATTTTTACCAGTAAGTTTTGAACCAGCAAATCTGTGATTCTTTATACCTAACGGTAAGTTTTCAGAATTTATGTATTCTGCATCAGATAATGATGAAGAACTATAAATATTTGAATTGTAATTAGCTGCACTACTGTAAAAGAAATTATACATTTTATAGTAACCATCACTTCTACTAGTTCCAATTTGATTAAATATTGCAGTATATTTGGATTTATCATTTGGTTGAATATCCCAACCTGGACCATATCCATTATCTACTGTTCCACCAACTTTAACTATATTATCTCTTCTATATGTAGTTGTTGGTGTTATCGGAATTGGTAAAACAGAAACATCAGATACACCATCACTAAGAGATACTTTTGCCTTTATTGTAACATCTGTTAATAGTGATGTGGTATATGAAAGTATGTCTGTATTTATTGCATTTATTTTTGCTGATAAATTTGTTTTGTATTGTTTAAAATCTGCAATTAAATCTTTACTTAAAAGATTTATTTTTGTTTTTGTTTGATTGTAATTACCGATTGTTTTGTAAACGATATTTCTTTCACCTTCAACATTCTGTATTTCAGCAACTACATCATCTACAACTTCAAATTCTCCAGAAATATCTTCTATATTACTTCCAAAGTTTTCGTCAAATCCAACTAATACAGTTCCTCTATTTGAACGATAAGATGCCTTCGGTTTTGGTAATTTTGATATATCATTGGTATCAACTACTACTTCTTTTTCTGCAGAAAATTCTCTGTTTACTTTTACTTTTGATCTTTCTAAAATATTTGATTCAATTACTAAACCAACTATTTCATTAACCCTCAACGGTAGTGTTTGACGAATCTGATCGAATATACCAAAATCGTATTGTGCAATTAAACGAATATAAGCAGTAAAATCATTCTTATTAGGATATTTTTTCCAATATTCTCTAGCAAACCATTTTAATCTTGGGTACTCATCGGAATTAACATTTGAATACTCACCAAAGAAATCATCTATAGCAACATTACCTATTGACTCATAAATATCTTCGTTTATGATATGTTGTGGAGAAAAGGCAACCATCAATTTATTTGAATCAATAGAATATCTATCAAATTGAGTTACTGCAAAAGATTCGTCAACTTTTAATCCAGAAATCAATGATGAAGAATCTATCCTAACTTTTTCACTAAATGGTGTATTGTTTGCAACTGTTGCAACTTCCATATTGTAAGTTTCTACAATAGATTCAAATGCACCAGAATTAAAATTATAAAGATACGCATTCTTTGAAGAACTATAAAATGTTTTTTTGTTTTGGTCTGGATGAGAACTTGCTAAACTCGTTGTTACTGCTACATCAAATGGTTGCCAGAATTTCCATTGACCTTGTAAATCATAAAATGATGATGTTGATGTATTACCGTTATATGCACGGGCAGCAAGAACATGATTATCAAATGAAGATGTAGTCAATATTCTTGACCAATATCTTAATTCAAATATTGAACCAGACAATATTTTATTTGTCTGTGGGTTTGATCCTGAACCTATGTATAGGATACCGTCAGATGACCAAGACCTGTTATAACTTCCACTTAAACTACCACTAACAACAATACTTGCAGATTTTTCTATTGCAAGTTTACCATATTTTGCAGTCTTTACAATCAAATCATATACTTGATTGGATGCAGTATCATCAGTTGAATATCGTCTTCCAAAGTAAAGATTTAATGGAATATCATCATAAAAATATTCATCAGTTATTGAAGCAGTCGCATAAGTTGAACCATTGCCCAAATATAAAGTCAATGTACCTTTTTCTACATCAGTTCCATTCTTATTCATTGTAACATACCAATCAAGTCTACTGCCTGATATTTTCTGTAACAATGTTTGTTCTGGATCCTTAGAGTAATCATACAATTTATTCGGTTCCATTTTCCAACGGAATGTCATTGTATCTGGATATTGCCAGTTATTTTGCTCATTATTTACTCGTTCCCAAGGAACACTTACATAGTGTTGTCTTGTTGGTAATGGATAACTTCCAGAAAAATTCAAATAATATGTATGTTTTTCCCATTCTGTTCTTGGAACTACACCTAAATCTGCGTTATCAGGTCCACCGTATTCTCGTATTGAAAGAATTGTTTGTGGAATACCGTAAGCAGAAAGCAATGCCTTTATGCTCCTTGCAGTTCCTTTTGTTTTGTAAATATAAGGAAGATTGTTTAGTATTCTTCTCCATACTTCCTTTGTTCTTTCTTCTTCGGATTTAGCAAGATATTTACCAACAGTATTTTTTCCAGTCCAAATTGGAGAACCACTACCACTTACACCAAGAGCATATTCCCAAAGGTCTTTCGCCTGTGTACCATGTGATAATGTCCAACCTAAATTTTTTGTAGTTTCAAATATCAAATCTTGTGATAACCCGTCTTTTGGGTGTTCTTCTCTCAGATTCTTTTTAAGAATATGATCAGTATACAAATATAGAATATCAAAGTGTTGACCAATCATATTTACAAATGTTTTAAATTGTTCATTCTCTCCAGAATCTCTCAAAAATTCAGGAATTGCATAACTCAATCCACTATGATTATGCATATCATAGTCAGTTGCAATATCCATTAAATTTGAATACCAATCTATTGCATCACTCGAAGATACTGAGTATAGTTTATACGAACCTTCTTTTGTTGCTATATTGTAATCGGATGATGTTACTTCATATTTTGGATATGGGATAATTGAAGCAGATACTTGTGAGGTATAGTAATTACTACCAGTTGTTTCATAATACAACCATTTTTCAAAGTCATCAAATCCACCGATTACTTTATCACGTAAATTTGTTACATTTATTTTATTAGTTGATAGGGAACCGGTATATGAATTCAATAAATCGAGTTCACCATTATAGTGTTCAACCAATTCAACTTTGTAAAAGAAATTTGCCAATCTCTCTTCGGCAGAGGAATACACTATAAAGTTAGAAAATTCTCTAAAATCAACATTTAGTTGAACAGAACTTCCACTATTTGTAATGTATCTGTTTAATATTTCTTGTGATGTTTGTAAGTTTGACGATAGAATATCATTCCAAGATTTATATTGAGTTTCAGTTGTAACCCAATAATTATAATCTACTTCAAAATTAGGACCCTTAACAAATGGTATTTTCTTTATTTCGTCTTCTCTTAATATCAAAACATTGTCAATCCAAGGTTTCAATATTTGACTACCAACCCAACACTCATAATATAAATCCAAATCGGCTGGAAGTTCTTCATACAACTTAACATAAAAATGTGTAGAGTTACCATCGGATGCTATATTTACAACATCTACAATTTTGTTCTCACCAAAGTTTAACACAATAGGTGGTTGGTGAACCATTGAAGAAAAATATGCCAAAACAAATGTTCTTAAATCATTTAGAGATTGTTCATTATCAGGATTTTTTAATGATAATCTTAATTCTTTTCTATCCGCAGAAATATCGGATATAAACATTCTATTTGGATTAGAAGCACCACCTATGATGTCTCTAAAAAAGTTGTAAACAACTTTATATGATCCAGGTGGTAAATTTAAGTCTTGTTGTAAATGTTTATGTACATCAATTATTACATAATTTCTTTCTACTTGTTGTCCATCTACAATTTCAATTCTTTTTTCAATCTGAAAAGGAATATCGTATAAAGTAGCACCATCAATATATGCAGTATTTGGTAGAAATGCATGGAGTTCTAATCGAGTTGGGTTTCCAATATCATCTGCAGGATATAGTGCTGGAATTACCAATCTTCTGCTTATATCTGGAACATAAAATCGTGTTCCTCGTATTGGATCTTTTGCCGATAGAATTTCTTCTAAATTTTTATATTCAAAATTTGCCATTAAAAAACCTAACTAGATTATTATATTGGGAATATCTTATCAATAGCTTGTTTAGAACTATCGGTATCTTTTACATTTCTAACTCTGGTATTAGCATCGTTAATCTTAACTGCACTTGCATTCGCCTGTTGTCTTGCATCACTTGCAACACTAGTTACTTGTTTTATCTCACCGTCTTGTCTTGTATTATCGGTATTTATAGTGCTAACTGCAGATGAAAGTTGAGATGTCTGTGCCTGTAAACTGTTTATCTGTGTATCTTGTTTTCTGTTTTGTGAACTTATATTATCAACAAGTGCAGTTTTAAGATCAGATGCAGCTTTAGCAGATTCTTTTCTTTGTCTTTCAACTTCAATTTCCATTTTAAATAATTTTTCATCATTTTGTTTTTGCATAGCGATTGTTGCTTCTCTTTGTGCATCAGCCTTAGCAATGGCTTGTGCCCTTTCGGTTGAAACAGAAGATAATACATCATCGAATTTAGATATATTAGTTAATTGATCATCTATTATAGAATCTTTTCTGTTAATTTCATTTTCAAGATTCTTAATTTTTGCCTGCATAGCAATAGTAGAGTTTGCATCCTCATTTACAAGATTACCTAAATCTTTTAAAAATTGTTGTCTTGCATATTCTTTCTTTTGATCATCAGTCCAAGTATCAGGCATAACTCCTGCATTAGGCAAAACGGATCTTATACCGCCCGGTGAAGTAGCAAGTCTATCCAAATCTTGTAATTTTTTAAATAAATTTGATTCAGAAGAAATTGCATCAGGAAGAGACTTAAATCTATTATCAATTATGTATGTAAATTCACCTCTCAGGTATCTACCATCTATAACAGGAACTTCAATAAATCCTTCATTTTTATTTATACTGTCTTCTGTATAAGATACGATTTGATTTGTCATTTCGTCACGTTTAATCATAATTATCTCGTAACCTTAAAGTAGTAATTATTATCAAATATTTGAACGGTATCACCACCGTCAGTTTCAACTTTTAAAGCAATTCTATAAAATCTTTCTGGCTGAAAGGAATTCATCCAAACATTAAAATAACTACCGGAACTATCACAACTTATTTTTGTTCCAAGTGTATCGAATGGTATTATGACTTCATCAGTATGTGCATCTAAAATTTGATAATATGAAGATGACGGCAAATAGTAATTTATCGTTTGATACGATTGAGTTGTATAGTTTTTTTGTGGATATTTTTTATTTGCATAAATTCTTATTCTTGCCTTTTCGTCTTGTGAATAAAACTTTTTAAGTTTAAGATTTATGTTTAAATTATCCAATGAAACTTGTGATAGACTTCCTGTTACGAAAGTTGAATCGTCCCATACTACATGAATTCTTGGAACATATATTGTATTACTGTCTGTTCCAAAAAATCTTAAACTATTTAGTGTTTGAGTAGAACCTTCTATCTCATCACCAAATTTTAATATCATTCCATCATTTTCAAATCTACCGGATCCAGTTACCCATTTTTTAGCAATTTGAGTAATATCCATATACAAATCGGATGATTCAAATGAAAATGATTGAGTACATTCAACATTATCATAATCCCACCAAGTTCCACCACCTTCTTTTGACCAGTACGATGATGTAACGTTTGCGGATAAGCTACCAAAAATTAAATTAGAATCAACCCAAGTCTGTGATATGTTATCCCATTCAAATGAAGATGTTCCTGGTGGTATATCCCATTCTGTTCCAACACTTTTTGCAGTTCTATACTTCCAAGAAACACCATCGGTTGTAACTGGTGTATTAAAGAATCTACCAGTCCCATTTGTCCATGACGATGATAACGGATATGCATATACTGTGTATTCCTGTGGAATTTCTGCAACATAGGCAGACTTCATAGAAAGATAATACTTTGCATTAGCAGAAATCTTATTGGCATTTATACGATCCTGTACATCTGTAAAATCAAACTTCATCAATATTCGACTGTTATATTTTGAAGCACTACCAACTAATTCATGTGATAGTTCTAACAAAGAATCTAAGCCGGTATTTTTTGATTCCGTTCTTTCGTATATTGTTGCATCTTTTTGTGCATAAAGAGCATAAATCATCCGAATGCCCTCACTCTACCGATAATATCATTATCAGGATATTTTATTTCAAAAATAGAAGGATCAAGAGAAGGAAATATTATACCGTCTTTTGTTGCTTCTTGTATATTATATGCGTGTTTTGAATAACCGAGTGTTTGATCATATAGTGATGTTATTTTTACATCAACTACGGTTTGAACCCCTTCCACTTTATCCAATTCTGTAAATACATTACTCAAAACTATTGGTTGGTTTATTTGCCATTTCTTTATATCGAAATATTGTTTTAATCTATCAATACATCTTAGTATTACTTGATTACCATTTTGATCAGGAAATGTTATTATATCAAATTCCAATCCTATATTAAGAATATAAGCATCCCTAATGTTTATTGCATCTGTTAAAATTCTATGATAATTTAGATATGTTTTCAAATTTTCTTTTGTTGCATCATTAACATTTGTTAATTTTTGATTACCGTCATATCCCAACACATAAAAATTTAATGCCAAATCATTTTGAATTCTATCACTATTAAAAATAGAATCAGATGTTAATTGTGTGTCTTTTGTTATGTATGCCTTAGCAATAGAACCATATTTAGATGGAAGACTATATGCACGAATTATGTAATCTTCTTTCGTTACAGCACGGTTTTGTGATGCAAAATATGCAAGTGCATTTTGACGAATTTCATTTATGTCTTCACCAGTTTTACCGCCACTTGAAGGATTTGGATTGGTTACAGCAAGACTTGATATTGCCTGTTGATACAATATTGGATCCAAACCGGTTTCATCCAATAACAATGTTCTTATCTGTATTCTTGTTAATGTATCACTTGTAACATTGTCTTGAACACCATTTCCAATAGTATAATACAATTTTAAAGTTGTATTATTTGGAGCAAGACCGTATGTTTTAGTATACAAGAAATTTGAAGGATCAATATCAACAGAGGTGGATGTTTCGATTCCAGAAAGAGAATTTCCAACTAAATCTGGATTTGGTATTAACAATTCATCATCTAAATCAGAAACGCCTGCACCAAATTGTATTTCAAACTTTTGATCATTTATTTGTCTTGAAACAAATCTTCTTGAAACTTTTCTTAACTTTAACAAGTATGGAGTTTCGTCTCTATGTTTACTAAGAAATTTATCGTTTCTAGATATGTTTATTGTTGGTTCAAATATAGTATCTTGTGCTAAAAATGGAACATGATACCATTTGTTACCATCAGAATCTATTGCGTAAAGAATGTCTATTAAATTTGCTTCTTCTAAAATTATCTTATCATAAGGTCTGGGTTCATTAAATTCATAATCAACTGTTTTTATAACACCAGATACAGCATTTACTGATTTTTTCAATAGCCAAAATAACACCTCACCGTTTACATCTACCTCAAATGGAGTAACTTCTGTTGGATCAATTAAACTACTAAATTTAAAATCAACATAATCTGTTGTTCTAAATTCAACATTATTACCATTATTTGCACCAATAACCATTCCAGGTTCTATAGCAAATGCATAAGAGTAGTCTGGAACTACTTCACCATCAACTGTTTTTGCAGGTACTATTTGAAAAACATCTAACTTCACATTAGATGCAATTTTATTTTTTGGTTTATACCCAAGCGATTGTGCAAGATTTAGTATATTTGTTTTTTCAGAAGAATGTAATATAAGAGATTCTTGCAATGTAACATCTGTGTAGTAAGAAAGAACATCGCCAACATACGCTGCCATCTCTAAAAACATCATACCAGGAGATGTTTCGTTAAAATCTTGGTATGTATTTGGAAAATAGTTTTTTGTAAAATCAATAAGATTTTGTTTCAATGAAGCAAAATCTCGTGATAAATAACGAATATCTTTTTTTATTAAATCAGCCATTATACAACGCCTCTTCTATTTGTAAATTTCCGGTAGCAGATATAAATATCTGTATTGGCAAATATATGTTTGTGCCAGATATTTTAACCTCTAACACTATTCCTATTGCATGGTCAGGTTCATCGATCCTACCATCCTCTGATAAATTAAGTTTAACTTCCAATTTTTCTATTAAAATATAAGGCATCCAAGTTGCTATAGCATCTCGTATTGTACCATCTATTCTATCTAAAAAATCCTCTTCGGTTGTTATATTTTCAAACAGTATAAATTTTAACTCAGTTCCAAAATCAGGAAGCATATAACGTTCACCCTTTGCAGTCATTAACAAATTTCTTAAATTTGAAAAAGTTTGAACTCTATTCGTATAACTTTGAAAAAATATACCGTTTGGATTATTAAAAGGTATAGTTACAGCAATAGGTTTTATACCTGCCGTATTGGTGGCATCACTCTCTAATAGTACGGTTCTTTTTCTTCTAAAATTTGACAAAGTTATCTCCCTTTCTTTTCATCAATTTTTTTCATAAGAGCAGAGTAATCCTTTGTCAATGCAGACATTACATCCTCTGGTATTTCATTTGAAGAATAACCTTGTGGTATTGCACCTTGATTTTTTTGATAACCGAATCCTTCTGCCATATCAGCAGTAAATCTAAATTCGGTTTCCATATCAGAACTTTCTTGAAGTGTTTTACGAGTTTCTTCAAGAATATCATTTATAGAATTAAAGTTTGAATTCAATGGTTTCTTTTTTTGTGTAGTATTTTCTGAAACTTTTTTGTTTGTTTCATTGTATAATGACATACCGTGTGATATTACATCAACATCACTTTTTTTACCATTCTTCATTTTTTTGTCCAATGCATACTCTATTTCTTCTCGTATAATTGAACGTATTTGTGAAAAAAACTTTTTACTATCCATTGTTAAATTACCTATAATTGTTTCTAATAATTATGAATTTGTAGTTTTTTATTTCTTTTTCTTGCTTGCCTTTTTTGGTGGTGCTGGTAACTGGTCAAATGGAGCAACCTTTTTCCAAGGAGTATGTATAGTTCCAGCTTTAACTGCAGCTTGATATGCCTTTGGTTCAAAATCTACTTCTGGTTTTTGATATGCACCATCTCTGGGTGTACTAAACCCATATCTCCATGCATATTTATTACCATCCGTACCACAAAATGATTGAAAAACCTTAACAAGTGTTGGATTTTGAGTTGTTACGGTTTTATAGTTAATTCCAAACTCATTTTGTAACTGATTCCTACATCCGTATAAAAATTCTGGCATTCTACCATTAGTTGCCTCAATATGATGTGGTTCTTTTGCATCATCCCAATCTGCACCGCCAGTTAAACCATTTTTATTTTGATATGCAGCCATATCTTTCATCCAAGGTTTACAACCAAAAAGAGCAGGACCATCAGCAAGACCACCGCCAACAGCAGGCTTTGGTTGTAAAAATGGAAATGTGTGTCTTAAATCAAAAGCCATACCTATTCCATGTTTTGAACCACAAACTCTTGATGTGCCTTTTGTATACGATGATTCAAAAAGAGATCTGGACGATCCCAAACTTCCAATAGTACAATTTGCATACATTGGATTTTGTGCAGCTTTACTATTCCAATATGCTGTTAATTTTTGTATAATACCACCCCATATACCTATTGCTGATCCTAAATCAGAAAGTGTTCCCGTACATGGAGCATCTACTGGCTGTCCAATTTTTGAATTCAATACTATTGTTCCAGCATCATAACCCGCTTTTCCACTACCGCCTCCTTGTGGTGCTGGTGGTGGTGATGGTGGCTCTGGTGGTGTTTTGTCTGATAAAATAGGTGATAATACTTTAAATAAAGCAGGACTTATATCTTTATCACTATCTATTTTTAAAATATAATTTTGAGTATTATAAAATTTGTAGAATTTTGATGATAAATTTTTAGACTCTCTTTGTTCTTGTTTTGGAACAGTTTTTACATTTGTTATTATTATGGAACCATTTACCCAATTACCATTATCTATACCTGCAAATTCTGCAAAATTAGTATCTTTGATTGCTATTGTTGATTTTGCTGGTAAACTTGGATCTGCCTTTTTTGGAGTTGTATTACCACCAATAGTTATCATATTCCCATTACTATCAAGATATGGTAATAATTCTATATGACAATTTGAACTTTCAGATGAATGATGACTAACTGCGGATATTGTTGCCATTTGCCAATTAGTTTTAGTTAGAATATGATCTACCAATTTTTTACCAGAATCAGTTAATGCACCATCTTTTGTAAAATGATAATCTGCAACAAATATTGCCATATCTCCACTAGTAGCAATAGTTTCTTCGGATGATTGATTTTCCATCCAAACTTTACTTGGTTTAAATATACCATCCTTCGTTCCAGCAGAAACTAAATCATCTATTTTCCATTTTTGTGTTCCTGGTGTGTTTATTAGTCCGGTTGATTTCTTTCTTTTTATTACACCCAAATGATATGGATTTATATTTTCGATAGATTCGTATGCAGTATATCCAACTTTTTCTAAACAAAATTTTACAAAGTAAGAATCCCATTGTGGCCATAATGCCCAAGAGGAATCGGTAGGTGCCTTTGTTTTTCCTTTTGCATCTGTTATTGGTGGCGCCTGTGTATTTGTACAGTTCCTATTGATATTCCAGAATTTTTTG